ATCGGCGCTGTTAAGATTCCGGATGTATGTTTCCAGGTTGGCGATACTCTTCCTCATCCTGAGACTGGTATCGTTGAAGATGGCAATCCTGTAGCTACTGAAGAAGTTGTTCAGGATGCTTGGTACAATGTTGAGCTGAGATTCAACCCTGGCTATGGTGAGATTAAGAGACAGTTGATGAGATCTGTTAAGCTCACTGTTAAGAGAAGAAGCGGCTCTGAAGGTAACTACACATATCAGAACGTAGTTATCGATGATATCATTTCCGGTTCAATGGTGAAGGATAGATTTGTTATTCAGTCAATGAAAGGCCAGATTGAAGCTGTTAGATTAATGGCTAAGCTGGACGCTTCCAACAGAACAATTGATACCTGCACTGTTAAGTGGGATGAGATTACCGATATCGTTGAAATCGGTACTGACGAAGGTATCAATACAACAATTAGTCCTGAAGAGGTAAAAGATATTTCCGCTCTTTACAATATCAATCAGTTAACCAAGGTTATGTCCTTGATGAAGACTGTATTGGCAAATCGTAAAGACGATTATATTAAGGAAGAGCTTGACCTGTCCTATAAGAGACTTGATGCTCGTTCCAAGTTCCATGGTGTATTCGACTATGCACCTCGTGAGGGCTATGCTCTCGACCACATTGAGTGGAGACGTAAGACATTCTTTGAGTACTTCGACAGCCAGGTAACAAAGATGCTGCAGGTGCTCAATGATCCTAATATGTCAGTTTCCGTATTCGGAGATCCTGATCTGGTAAGACGTATTACTCCTACTGAGTATACATATCAGACACCTCCGAGCATTGGTCCGGTAGAACTGGATTTCACAAAGACTGTTGTAACCTCTGACCGCAGAGTATATCAGTTCATAGGTTCCGATAAGCTTCGTAACAACAACCAGTTCATCGTAATTCTCTGCCCGAGAAATACAAACCGTATCATATACATCATTTACGATTATCAGATGTATATCTCCAATGAGATTCGTCAGAATAGCAATCCTGCACTTCCTAACATTTGCGCATTCGAGCGCTGGAAGTTCTCAAGCTATCAGCCTGTTCAGGGACGTATCGACATTGCTAATCCTACAGGCCTTCGTCCTGGCGAGACTGCAACAAAGCCTTTCTAATACAGTTCTTGAAAAAATAACCATCTCCCAGAGCTTACAAAAGCTCTGGGAGGTTTATTTCGGTTAACATAAATATAATAATTCAGTAAAAAGGAGCGGGTAAAAATGATAGATAAGAATAGATACAACTATGATTTTTCAGGTCTCGAAAGGGCTATGTCTCATTTAAGACATGATCAAAGTCAAACTACTCTTAATGAAATACGTGATGAATTAAATAAATTTTTTAAAGATTCTAAATGTGTAGATGTTATTTACACAAAAAACACAGACAAAATGTTCTTTGGTATGTGTACTATGGCTATTATTGATGCTGGTAAAGATGTTAGTAAAATTCTTATTGATGATAAGCCGTTTAGAATCGAAAAATATTACCTTGAAATAGATTCAAAGCTGATTGATTATATCAATCTTTCCAAGGAAGAATTGACTGCAATTGTATTACATGAAGTCGGCCATCTTGTAAATGATTCTTCTCCTGTAGAAGAAGTTAGACATGCAATTGATAATTATATGGCTTCTAAAGGAGATATTTTATCTATTAAAGATTCTATTCACTTTAAGGAAGTTTTGGCATATGCCATTAAAGATACATTAAGAAAATTTACATCAATATTTACAAGAAAGAATGACGAAATCCTTGCTGATGAATTTGTCTTCATGTGTGGTTATGGTGAAGCACTTGAATCGGCATTTAGGAAAATTACGGCTTCTGCAAAGACTATCAATAGTGATGTATCAAATAAATTGATAGTATTAATATGGACTTTGCATATATACAAGAATATGAAATTTGAAAGAATAAGAGCCATTGCAGCTTTAAACAAAGCTAAAAGATTTACTGCGTCTAAACTTGAAAAGAGGGAGATTGAAACTATTATTCGTTCTCTTAACAAGATTGACGATATAGCTTTACAAGAAGCTTCAATGATATATGAAGATGCTTCTAAAAACAATAGTCTTATTCAACGTATTCGTCGTAATGGTTTAAGAAGCATAGAAGATGACGTATTTGAATATGAAATGCGTATTCGTAACGTCGAAGAAGAAGATGATGCTTTACTAATCATGAGACAGGTTAATATGCGCATGAGTGTACTCGACGATTATTTACAGAATGCTGATATTGACGACAAAGAAAGAGCAAGATGGCAGAAGCTATATGACAGATATGATCAGCTTAGAGAGGAATTAGCTAAGAAAACTGTATACTTTCGTAAGAATTATGGCTTATGGTTAGACTATAATTATGCAGGTGGAATGTATAGATAATTACTACTTATTATTTATATTCTAATCTATAAAGAAAGGGGAACCTTTTATGGTTGACGATATAACCAACCCTGTAGAACAAGTATCAAAATTATCTGAGGCTATATCTAAATATGGCCCAGTAGTTGTGATACTAGCTGTATTTCTTTTAATATTTATCGGTGTAGTAATTTGGCTTATAAAAAGTAATCAAAAATACATAAATCAGATGGCTGAGCAAAACAATATGATGTTTCAGAAATTATTTTCAAATATAGAAGCCAAAAATTATGATGAAGAAGACATTATTGAGATATTTACCAAACTCAATGAAGTCTTTAAAGAAGAATGTAAAAAGATAAATGAGAAAACAGGTTCTTCTAGATCTGCTATATATGTTTTCCATAATGGTAGCATATCTTCTCATGGATTGCCATTCTTCAAGATGACATGTGTAAGTGAATGGATAGCCAGAGGTTCAGGATTTCAAGAACAGTTATCAAAGCACACTAACTTAAATTTAGCTTTATTTAGTTCTTTGGTAGAGGAGCTGTATAATAATGGAGATTATGTAATATTACGTTCTCCTTGCGAGGAAATGGAGCCATATACTTACGCATTTATGTCTGAAAAGGCCAAAACTTCAATATTTACTTGCGTATATGACAGTAATAATAGAATCATGGCATTCATCAATTCAGAGTTCAAAGAACAATTGGATGAACAAACAATTGATAATGTGAAGACCATTATGAAAAATTCATGTGCAAAAGTTCAACCTGTGTTGGAATTCTCATCATACAAAGATAAAAAATATGATAAATAAAATTGGGAAGTGGAATAATTCCACTTCCCTTTATTTTTTATTAATAGTAAAACATGCATGTAATATAAAAATAGGAGGTATATAATGAAAGAATTAGTAGATGTCAAAAGAGAAGAATATAGACAATATATTGACAATCATATGGCAAATGTATGGAATTCTTTTATAAATAATAAATATCTATTTATTGATACTTTTGGGTTGATAACTTGCGCTAAGGCTCAATCTAATATCATTAATCATGATAAAAGTAAGTTAGAACCAGAAGAATTTGAACCATATAGAAAAAACTTCTATCCTGTATCCGATGAAGAAAAAGAAAATAATAAGGGGTCGTTCCAAATGGCTGTACAACATCATTATGAACATAATCCACATCATTGGAATCATTGGGTCGATTCAGAAGGAAATGTAGAAGAAATGGATGATATACATATTATTGAAATGATTTGTGATTGGATGGCGATGGGTATACAATATGGAAATACTGCTAAGCAGTATTATGAAAAAGAGAAGCATAATATTAAACTTGGACCTTATACTAGAGCTAAAGTAGAATTATTTTTATCTAAGATCAATTAATAAAATGGCCGTGACAGATAGTCTGTCACGGCGTATAATTTTTGTCAAATATGTATTCATTTAATATCTCATGTACTGTTTCAATCCAATTGCTATCATATGTATATTCTTGTCTTGTCATATTTTTATGATTGGTTTTAATAATCTTATCTTCTAATAATTCTACTACTAATTCAGTTTCTGAGTTTTCTCTACTATAACAAAGGGTAACTATAGATTTTTCTTCCGAGATGTCTACGTGGGCAGGTACTAGAGTCTTTTTAAATTCTTCAATAGCATTAACTCTACTGCTTAAATCCATCTTTATACCTCCTTATAAATTATAAAAATGTTTTTAATTTATTAACTTTTTATTTTTAACTTTATAGTAATAAATTAAGGAGGTTAAGAATATGGATTTTTTATTTGATCTTTTAAACAATTATGATGTTGATATTACTGGCATGATAGATATTAAAGTTGTAATATTGCTAATGGCAATAGGGTTCATATTTAAACATCTTACTATATTTAAGAAAATTTCAAACGATTATATTCCTCTTATTCTTATAGTAATTTCTTTAATAATCAACTTTTTGAATATTGAAGAAGTTACTATTAATGGGTTCACAAATGCTTTTGTTACTTCTATACTTTCTGCTGCCGTGGCTATTGGTATGCATCAACAGGGTAAAGGATTCTTTAAATCTCTAAAAGATGCAACCAATTCAGCATTTAATACATTTAAAGAAGAATTAACTAATAATGATGATGAATATGAGGAAGAAACTTACGAAGATGAAATTGACGAATAGTAAATTTTTATAAAATACATAACAAAAATGTAAATGCTTGAAGCATAAAGCATTTCCCTATAATGATATATATTATTCGCTTACGATGTACGGAATATTTAGGCGTAGTGGTTGATGTCCACTACGCCTAAATTCTGTCTATAATAGATCTTCAGCAACTACATAACCTATTACAAATTGTAATCCTTTTTCTACTTTATCCCTGGAATCTACAATTCGATATCTTCCATTGATTAATTTTGCGTCATATAAATAATATACTCCACTAAGAATAGCTTTAGGAGTATTTATAGTAGCACTTGCAAATGTTTTTACCTGATTGAGATCATATTTCTTTCCAGGATATAATACAGTATTATTACTTGATATTTTGACAGGTGCTGTAGATACATGGATAGCAACTCCAGCTTCATTAAATACTTTATATCCTGGATATTTATTGCACTCCTTAATAGCTTCATTTATATCAGTATATGAACCTTTTTGGGTGGCAATATTTTCCCAACTTGTTCTTATCTGATATATTGGACCATCATCATCAGATTTAGAATATACTATCTCTTCTGCTATTTTGGTTTCATCGATTAAACTATCATCTATCTCAGTCTTATTATTTACATTAGTATCAATAGTGTCAACTACTTCATTATTAGTGGTTTCATCTACATTGATTACTTCTGCTGTATTTATGGTCGATTTATTATATTTCTTTTTAGCCATTGTTATAGTTACCTCCTTAAATTAAAATATAAATGCTATTTATTGTTATGTTTGATATTTTAAGTCATGATATAAGTTTAATAAATTATATATTATAAATATGAAATAATATTTTACTATAACTACAACATTTAGGTACAGATAAATATTATAAAGAGGTGTTTATTATGACATTCAAAGAAGCTTTTGAATTGATGAAACAAGGAAAAAAGATAAAAATGCCCGAATGGAAAGGATATTGGGCGTGGGAAGATAGTTCTATAAAAATACATTGTAGTGATGGAATAGTATTAGATATAAGAGAAACTGAAGATGTTGAGTTTACCTTGGGGTTTATTATGCGTGATGATTGGATTATTGCTGATGAAACGAATAGTAAACTACTTCAAGGTGAAGTAGTTTGTACTTCTAGTCTTTTTGGGCCACAATAACAGTTGTGGAACTATAAAATATCTCGTAAACGCTGATCAAAAGATGAATATATTTACAGCGATCCTGATGATAAAAGAGCAAGATTTTTTATATCTAAATATACTCCATATGTAGATAAATATGTACTATATATTGGAATATTACAGTAAATGACCTTATTAATATTAGAAAATACTAATAATTAAATATATATTTAAGGAGGATTTTAATCATGGCATTAGGTAATTTAAATCAAAATTACAACAACAGTACAGAAGATAATAATAAGAAAAACTATGATCCGACTGTATATAGCCCTATACAGTTTAAAAATCCTAATGGAATTGATCCAAGTATGTTATCATTCTCATTTTGGAGAAATATGTTAAAAATTTCAATTTCTCCAAAGATGGAACCAAAACCAGGTGATAAATATGATGTATATGATCATAAGAATAATATTTCTATTCATATAAATCATATGAAAGCGAGAATTCTTTATGATGAAATTAAAGAATTTCTCAAAGACCCTAATAAGCTTAACAATGTTGGCGTACCAAGTGGTGTTTCCGGCCTTATAACAATATCAAATGGTAAGGAATTCGGAATCAATTCTCCAGTTCTTGTTATAAGAAAATTAGACGAGAACGGAAACGTTACAAGCAGCTATGCTTACCAATTTAATAACAATGACTACTACTTTGGTATCAGGAACTTTAACGAGAAAACTCTTAAATATGATACCATTGATTATCCTAATCTCGAACTTTTGACATTTATGGATATCTTGAAGAGTTATTATGAATCATCAAGCTATGCTTTTGCATATAGTGTAGTAGATTCATTAAAGTTTGACAATTCAAGAATAAATACAAAGTTAGATTTATTGCTGGATAATGCCGGTATTAAGAGACAAGGAAACTCCAACGGCAAATCATTTTTCCAGAGATCATCTGAATTAGATTCTGATAGTGTTCCTACTAGCAGATCCACATCATTAGATGATCTTGCATCAGAGTTGGATTATATGGATGAATAGCCAAATGTAAGGAGGCGTTATTATGGCAGTTTATGGCAATAACATCCTTGTTACATTTGATATGCTTATTGATACTGATATCGGACTCATTGATATTATAAAAAATAAATACAATGATCCGACTGTATTCAATAATAATATTCTTAATCTCAATGATAAATATCTGAAGGGGTTGCTCAGGGAAAGCAACTCTAGCAACCCTATAGATATTATATTATTAGAGGATAATCATAAACAAGCAGAAGTATTCTATAAAGAACTTATGGAGATTGAATATAAAGAGATCATAAAACGATCTCCAACAACAACAATTGTTGACGTTGTTAAAAGATTTATATTTACCGATGGTCTTATAAAAGTAACAATCCTTTGCAACTCTGATATTGAAGAGAATAAAATCAGAGAAATTCTGCAAGAAGATTGTTCTGATGATTCGTATAGAATAGAGGTATGTAAAGATTGGTCACAATTGGATACATCGATTTATGATACTATATTCTTTAAATACCTTGAAGATTTGTTAAAGTTCAATAAAGTTGTTGGTAAGAACTTAATGGTTTGCGATTATAAATGTAATCTCGATGATGACTTTTATAGGTTAAAACAAAAGATTCCGAGACATGAAATTGCAACCAAATTTGAACAGGATAATGAATTTTATACTGTTACATTATATTATTATGACGAATCCTATTATATGGACATGAATATAGATGAAAGGGAGGAATAACTATGTCTACAGTAAAAACTAAAAGCATAGTTGCTTCAAACATTGTAAAAAAGGAGCAGTTAAGAGAAGTCCAAAAACAAACTTTGGCTAATCTTAAGGATGCTTTAATTCATTCGGCAGGTCCTTACGGATCAACAACCGGTATTATAAGAGATGGACAGTTTACAGAATATACAAAAGATGGTCACACTATTTTAGAGTCCATCAAATATAATCGTTCGATTGAGAGCTCAATTCAAAAAGAGCTTACAGAATTAACAAGATATATTGTTGTAAAGGTTGGTGACGGTACAACCTCAGCAGTAATCTTATCATCATTAATATTTGATGAGTTATGTGCTCTTGAGGTTGACAAAAAGATGCCACCTTATAAGATTATAGAATTATTTAAAGATATCGTAGAAGTATTAAAGAAGGATATCTTAACTAAGAGAAGAAATCTTACTTTAGACGATGTTTACGATATCGCAATGATTTGTACAAACAACAATAAAGAGGTATCTGAAATATTATATCGTATTTATGAAAAACATGGTTTGGATGTATTTATCGATGTCGGTACATCGACAAATCATCAGAATGTTATTAAGTCATATGACGGCTTAACATTAGAAGTCGGCTATTCAGATCCGGCTTATATAAATACAATGGCTAAAACAAATAATGGAAGCACTGTTGATGCTGGAAGCAGCATTATAAGAAATGCATCTATATATGCATTCCAAGATCCGATTGATACTCCAGAAATGACATCTTTCTTACAGGCCATTATATATAAGAATATATTCAAGCCATATAATGAATATACCAATTCAGGAAATTCAGATTTTCTGAAGAAAGTGGTTCCAACAGTAATTATGGCTCCAAAAATTTCAATCGATAATTCTACGTTTATGACCGATATTGTTCAATATATGTACAGTTTCGGTGATAACTTAGATATGAAACCTCCGTTGTTAATTATTACCAATATCGGAGAAGTTAACTACGAAATATACTCAGATTTATGGAGATTATGTGGATGCAAGCCTATCAAAAAATATATCGATCCAGAGATTCAAAAGAAAGATATCGAAGAGGGTAAAGCTCCAACTCCTGAAACAGTATGCAATTTCTGTGGCTATGCTGATGAAGTTAAGAGTGATGCTTATAAGACCACATTTATCAATCCGAAGGATATGTTTGTAGATGGAGATCCATCTAAAGGTCATTCTCAGGCATATAAAGCTCAATTAAACTTCATTGAACAGCAGTTAAAAGTTGCTGAAGAACAAGATGAAGATATTAATGAAATATACAACCTCAAGAGAAGATTACATAGTCTCAAAGCCAATATGGTTGATTACCTTGTTGGCGGTGTAACAGTTACAGACCGTGACTCTACAAGAGCTCTTGTAGAAGATGCTGTTAAGAATATTAGGTCTGCTTCTCAAAATGGTGTAGGTTATGGAGCTAATTATGAAGGTTTAAGAGCTGTTCATAATTATCTAAATAAAGTTACTAAATCAGAAGAAGAAATTCTAATTGCAAAGGTAATCTACAATGCATATAAAAAGATCAGTGAATTACTATATGGAAGCGCAATCGCTGATGAAGAAGAAGTTAAGAAACTTGTTCAGAAGTCATTGGATGAAGATTGCGGTCCTATAAATCTTACCAATCTTGAATTTGATGGTAAAGTATTAAGCACAATAGATTCAGATGTAACCATTTTGGATGTGCTTGCAAAAATTATAACAATTATGTTTACAACAAATCAGATGTTGGTGCAAACTCCAAATCACAATATGTATAGTATTGATGAGTTCTAACATCTGAATAAAGAGAGTGGATTAAAACTCCACTCTCTTATTTTTTAGGAGGTGAATCCTATATGACGTTACAAGAATATATTAATAATCCATTAGGAAAAACCAATGCATTAATTCCTCATAGAGAAATGTACAGACAACTCTATGCAGATAAATTAAATAAAATAATGGTAAGAGAAAACGGACAGGTAAATTATACTCTATACGAATCAAGTGATGCATATATTTGTCATATAAAAGTGCCAAGTGAAGTAGTAGATAAATTCTATTACGATGTGGTAATAAAATTTAAAAAAGAAAAAGGTATAAAGAATCTTTTAGATAGTCAAGTTAAATTTTATAGTAACGATCCTTCTTTTGTATTTACATTTGCCCATGCATTTATAAAGAATAAAATGTTTATTGAAGAGCTTGAAGACAAGATGTCTAAAGAAGCAGTAAAGGAAAGAGCAGATATAAGAAATCCTAAAGATCAAGTAGGATATGTAAAATCATTATATTTTGCATATTTATTAATGCAACAAAGAGGATTATTTAATCCTGTAAAATATGAGATAGAAAGAAAGCCTTATAGTGATAGAATCCTCAAATCTAATATAATGCACGCTGATGAAAAGATTAGATTAAGACAAGAGGCTCAAGAAAAATTAAATAAGAAAAAATCAGATAATAAAGAAATACCAAAACCGAGAAGGCAAGATATTATACATCCCTCTTCCGGTGATACTACCCCTATTGAAAAACCGACTGTTTCATATACAAATAGAGTTGGAACAATTGGTTCTGTAAAAACAACAAAGAATACTAATAAAATTAATAAAATAAATAATGTAAAGAAAACAAAGAAGGTGTAAAATAATATGAATATTATAGCAGCAATCGACAAGAATAATGGTATAGGACTCAAAGGCCAATTATTAGAATATATACGAGAAGATATAGCTACATTTAAATCAATAACTACCAATAATGTAGTTGTTATGGGTAGAAAGACTTTTGAATCTATTGGATGTAAGCCATTAAAGAATAGAATAAATATTATACTGACAAGTGATACTAATTATAAAGTAGAAAATGCTCTTGTGGCTCATTCTTTTGATGAATTAATGATCATGCTTAATAATTTTAAGAGCGATTCTATTTATATTATAGGCGGAGCTAAAGTATATGAACTGATGTTTGAATTTTGTGACAGATTATGTATAACTCATATAGAAAAAGAATATGAGTCAGATACCAAATTCCCTAAAATAGATATGTATAAATGGAAAGTTACATATGAAAGCAGAAAACTTAAGAGCGAATCAGGTACAGAATATTATTATAGAATATATTCAAAATTATAGGGAATAGGTAAAATCCTATTCCCTTTTTTAAATATATATTATAACTATGAGAAAAGTAAATTCTAAATGAAAAAATGTAATAAAATATTGAAGCGTCAACATTATATTAATGTATAGCGAATACATTACATATATCATTAATATCATATAAGGAGGGAAATAATTTATGCATCAAGATACATCAACTTAGTATCCTCATCCAAATTAAAATAAACTAGGAGGAGGGAACTTAATTGTGGAAGTAATGGTTAGTTTTGATGGGATAAATGACGACTACCTGTCAAAAAAGAGAGGAAAAACAAATAATAGCTCAATTGAAAGTTCCAAAATTGAATCTATTAAACCAGAATTAATGGTTTCTTTTGAGAAGAAGAACGTCATCTATGTAGACGATTGGATTCCGGAACCATCTGATTTAATATTCAGGCACGTTGATAAAGCGATAATATTGCCGGTAAGTGCGTACTATGGTATCCCAGAATCTACAGATTTGGATTACTTTATATTATCACCAAAAAGATGTTATAACAAGCCTGAAATGAGAACTCATACAACTCATTATCTGAACTATTTTGAAAAGTTCTATGATCTGGATAGAGAGTTGGTAATAATTTACTTTCAGTTAAAATATCTTATGGACTTCAATAAAGAGTATAACAAGTTTAACTTTATAAATGACCTAAGAAGATATATAATCTACAATAAGTCTATACTAAAAAAGCTGTTCTATATGAATGAGGATAATTATCTCATTCAGTTAAAAGCGAAAAAGGGTCGTTCTGTACCATCATTACAGTATACAACAAAGCATGGCAAGATTATGATGCAAATGTCTTTGTTAATGAATATGGTACTACCTTTAATAACTCATTTCGCATATCTAAAGAATATTGACAATATTGACAATATTCTCTTAGAGGTGTATGATGATATAATCCATCTGTCAGATGTTGATATATACAACAAATTGTATGAAACAGCATTGACAGAGATTAAAAGAAATGAGAGTGTACATGGTCTGATCTGGAACATGCAAGATATTAGAGGCAAGAATGTTACAACACATGTAATCAGCTCAATTGAGAATATATTGCTGAACATAATGCCTAAGTATACTTATAATCAAAATATCATAAGTTTTAACTGTACTTCTATCCGTAAAAATACGGGGTTTAAAATTACGGATATCAAGTATGAGTTTAACTTTAAATTATTATCTTCATCTAATAGAGATGAGGATTTTAATAGCGACTTCGATAAATTCGAGTCCAAATTAATAAGACAAGACGAAGCTTTATATCTCCAGAATAAAGTTAATTGTCAGGAGACTATGAAAGAGATAGAAAAGCAATTTGGGCCATTCACTGAAGATGAAATAAACTTCTATATTGAAGCTCTTCAGGAAGGTGGCACAAATGTAATTAATAAGTTCCAAAAAGATTTGATATTCAATCTGTTTTATAAATATTTTGGAGATCCTGTCTCTATAAATGCAATTAATAAAATAGATTATATTAAATTGATGATAGCAGCAAAAAGGATACTTCAGGCATATAATATGGTTATTATGCCATATATAATAAGCAGTAAGATATTAAGAATACCAAATAGAAAATCTGTGAATAAAAAAGAGTTAGTTAAACTTGAAGCTTCTCCTTATTGGCAACAGATTAAAAACAAGTATAGAAATCCAAAAATTGAAGATTATATATTAGGTCAGATAGCTATTATCTTGTCATCTGAATTTAAGATAATTGACTATGATGATAGAGAAATAAATGGTAAGATAATAGAAAATCTTCCGGATATTATCTGTGAAGAATTTCTAATATTTGTATTAATGATTTAAGATACACAATATATGCCCAGAGGCTCCATAAAGCCTCTGGGCACATTTTTTGAAAGGAAGAAATTAGTAGCCATTGAGAAATCCATTATTTATATGTTTATATATTTATATAAAAATCAGTTTATATTTTTATATTTACATAAATGTAATAGGAGGAGATAAGTATGTTTTTTAAGAATAAAAATAAAAAGATAAGAAGACAGGAAATACGTTATACATATTCAGATGCTAATATGATTGAAGCTATAAATAAATATTTGAATGAGCTTGATAAAAATGAAAAGAATTTCAAGCTGCTAAAATTATCATTTATATTTAGCGAAAGAAAAATAATAATTATATTTAAATCCAGCTTTGAAGTAAGGAGGATGATTGCCGATAAGCTTAGACAATATGATTCTGAAGCTCCACTATTAAGATTACAGAGGATAATGGAAGCTGAAGATAAAATTGTTGAAGATGATATGGCTAAATACGAATCTGAGCAGGTAGAGCCTACTATTGTAAGTGATGACGAGATAGATGTAGATACCGGTGAAAGATTAAAGATTGGAGATTCTGTAAGGCATTTTAAAGGAAACAAATTCCTAATATTAGCCTTTGCAAAGCATACAGAAAGTGGTAAAAAGTTAGTTATATATCAGTCATTAAATGGAGACAAGCAGGTTTATGCAAAACATTACGGTATGTTTATGGGTAAAGTTGATAAGAATAAATACCCAGATGCAACACAAGAATACCGTTTTGAATTGTATGATCCAACACAATCTGATGAGGACGAAAATGAAGAAATCTAATTAGGAGGCATGAGTATGGACTCGAGAAGATATAAGGAGTTCTTATTATCTAATATACCAAGTGCTAAAGAGGCGTCTGGCGGAAGAGAAGTGGTATGTAGATGCTTCTCGTGTCCAGACTCCAAAGATCCAACAAAAGGACATTTGTATATTAGCATTCCGCAAAATGAAAGTGAGCCCAGTTTCTTTGATTGTAAGAAGTGTGGCTATCACGGGATGGTAACTTATCAAAAATTATTGGAGTGGTCATTATTTGATTCTGATATGGCATTAGAATTAGCTAATCATAATAAGAAAGCTATGACCAATCCTGCATATTATCACAAATATAATCAGAATATATATAATATAAGTAATTCATTTATTACTCAGGACGAATTATCAGAGAAAAAATTAATATATATAAATAATAGATTAGGATTGAACTTTAATTATCAAGATCTTCTTGATAATAAAATCGTTCTAAATCTAAAAGATTTATTAAAGGCTAATAATATTACTGCACTTACACGACATCAAAATATTGTCGAGCAGTTAGATACATCATTTATAGGATTTATTTCGTTCGATAATGCATTTATTAATCTACGTAATTTGGCTCCGGAAGGTAAAGTATATAAAACTATTGATAAAAGATATATTAACTATAGTTTATTTGATAAACTGGATAATACATGTAAATTTTATGTAATACCATGTCAAGTAGATATAGCGAATCCTATCCCTATTAAATTACACATTGCCGAGGGGCCTTTTGATATATTATCAATAAAATATAATCTAAGAAAAGACAATAATCAATCTGTATATGTTGCCGCAACTGGTAAAGGTTATAAGGGAGTTTTACGTTATTTTATGGCAACATTAAAACTTATGAATCTTGAAATACATTTATATGCTGATTCTGATGTAGAGAGATGGGAAGTAGTAGACTTAGCGAATTTCTTATCAGTATTTAAATATCCATTTTATCTACACCGTAATACTATTGGAAAGGATATGGGTGTTAAACCCGAATTAATCAGAGAATCTATAGAAAGGTTGGTGTGAGGGATGGCAGCATTTTATGATGGAGGTTTACACATAGAAGTTGTACCATTTTCAAAAGAAGGTAGTATAAATTATTTATTTAGAATCACATTTAATTACAACAATAGCATATATTTAGGAAAGGAAGAAACAGTATCAATCCTTTCTACATTGAGAAATGCTTTAATAGATGGAAAAAATGATTCAATAACCTTCTCAGCAGATAATGATTTATTTACAGATTTTAGTTTATGTATATCCCCATGGTCTGATCGTGTTTCATTAATATTAAAATATAAAAATAGGCCGGATATAATAAAATTACATTATTATTATAACAACAAAAAATCTTCTATTAAGAAATTTAATAAATTTATGGAAGAAGTCACTAGTATGAAATCAATGAATTGGGAGTGTTTATCATGATTAAAGAAGAAGCTTATAATAAAATGGTTGAGGGTTATATGATAACCCATAAACTATTCTCTCCAAAAGAATATCTATATATGGATGAACAATTCATAATCAGAAATTCAAATGGAGAAACATTTGAAAATGATTGGGATGTGCTCAATAATCCAGAATGGGCAACTGACTGGTATATATATACCGGTAAACATAATAAGAATTTACCTCCAATCATAAAGAAACAAAAAATAGATATAAGCAAACTTCCAATGATAGAATCTATCGATGTTGTAGATAATGATCAGTTACTGTTAGAAGATAATAATGTCGATAAGAATAATCTCAAAACATATAGTTTTGAAGAGAAGGATAAGTGGCTTAGTAAGCTCAAAGAGCAAAGTCTAATAGAGCATAAAAGAATTACAGAAGAATATAAGAGAAATATTAAAAGAACCTCAAATATAATATATATATTATATGGGGTTGCTCTATGTATCATAAAATGCACTATTGAAAGTGTATTATTTATGACTCTGCTTCCAGATGTTAAGTTTAAATTATATGCTATACTTCTCGACTGGATATTGAGTGGTATATGTATAATATCTATTATTTTACTAAACTTAAGACGTAAATAGGGAGGACTTTATTATGGACTGTAAAATATTTTATCTTGTTGGACCTAGTGGTTCTGGAAAGGATACTATTTATAAGGAATTGCTCGATTTCTTTCAGGGAAAAATAAAACCTATTACACCATATACCACTCGTCCAAAGAGAAATAATGAAATCGATGGTGTTACATATAATTTTATCACCAAAGAAAAGTTTGATGAGCTGCTTCAAAGTGGTAAAGTAATAGAATTCAGAGAATATGATGTAATTGTTGATGAAAAACCAGATAAGTGGGTATATGCGACAATAGATGATGGTCATATAGATCTGAATAATAATTATTATTTAGCTATTGGAACTCTGGTTTCTTTAGCTAAAATGAGAGAATACTTTGGTACAGATACTATTGTACCAATTTTTCTACAAGTTAATAAAGATATCCGTTTAGAAAGATTAATTTCCAGAGAATTAAGCGGGAAAGAAAACTTTCATGAAATGTGGAGAAGATGGTTTGCTGATAAAATAGATTTTTCCGAAGAAAATATACAAAAAGTCCAGCCGATAACAATAGTTTTTAATGACAAAGATACTAAGGATACGGTATTTGAAGTTGTTAGAATAATAATCAATAATATTTTGTAAAGGAGAATCGGTAATGGAAGAATTTGCAGGATATGTTATTGTTGTTTTAATTGTTATCGGGTTTATGACTTTATTAATTAAAGCCTTTGGCAATAGATCCCTATATGATTCCGAATTTATTTTCAATAAAGCCATTATAAATTTGAATAATGGAGAAATAATATCAATCGATGTTAAGGAATGGATAAATTATAGAGAATCTACTGCCATCAAAATTATTTCTCAAGACGGGAAAGTCTATTATACAGATCTTAAGAACTGTGTTTTAATAAAAGAATGAGGGATAGCAGTTGCTATCCCTCTTTATTTTTTATCTTAAATCGGTTATATTATTAAATTCATTTTGTAGAATATTTACATATTTCTCATCACTATCACTATAGAACTGATTAAATACGTCATCAGATATAGTGTAATAACCAGTTTGTCTTAACTCATTAGGATCAGCATGATATTTTTTACAGTAAGCCTTTAAAGCTAATGGATTATTCTGAAGCAAATCGTATAGTTCCTGTATAGATTCTTCATGCTGTTTTCTTGCAAAGTCCTGCTGAAGAATAGCTTTTTGAGAACTGAGTATATTTAATTGCTGCTCAACATCTTCATTATTTTGAACTATTTCTTGACTTAGATCTGTCATTATTTCTTTTGTATAGAGAGGTTCATCATTAATGAAATCTTCTTCAGTTCTAATAGGGGTTTTTTCTATACCGAATCTGGACATTAAATCTTGACCTTCATACCATACATATAATGCTAATAGATATGAGAATACTTGGTCGTCATGCCCATCATCAACATGCTCTATTCTACCATTTTTCTTTATTTCCAATTGACATAATTCGTCATATAGTCTCTTAGAAATAAATTTATCTTTATGATACCTCATACGCTCTTTCAAGATTTCCATTAATTGATCTCTTGTCTTAGCGGTCATATCGGTACCATATACTTTTACTTTCTTAGTAGTCTTTATAGTTCTTATACCGTCATATCTTTCTTCAAATACTTTATCTTTAATTTCATAATATAGATTCTTCTTTATTTCTGGTTTAGATAATAGATATGATAATACAGCTGCACCATAGCCACCATTTCGTTCTACGTTAACGACGGCATTTGGCATATATACTGTAATTAATTCATATAATACCCTAGCTAAATCTGTTACCGGTATATAGTTACAGTTAAAGTCTGCACACACTTTCGTTGTTCGAGAATCTATAATAGTAATTGCTGATGAGTCTCTATTGAAACCTCCAGCAACGTCGACACCTATTATTGGAGGATATCTAAAGTTGATGTCTTCATATACTTTAAATATATAATGACAGTTACCAATCATTATTTCTCTAATAGGCTCTCTTAGTAATGTCTTTACAGTATCCAAATCAACCTTATCGAAAGGTGAGTTAGTTGCAGTTTGTGCCCACTCAAGTAATACTTCTCTTCTGATCGCAGACCAGTTATTTTGAAGGTCTTTAACCATTGCATCGAAGTAATCTTCTCCAGAACCTAACTGCTGATAAGTAAATCTCATATATACGAAGGTAGATTTAGTATTTACTGCTAATAAATCTCTTAATTGCTCAAGAGTCATATCATAATACTGCTCACTAAATGGAGTAGCATTGACTCTGGTATAGTTTGCAGATTGTCCTTCTTCTGTTAATAAATCTCCAGGTGTTGTTGTAATCAACATACCATAAGGACCTCCCATATCTCTAGCATTTTGAGCTGCTCTAGAGAATGCAGGAGTAGCTGATTGATATATGATCCAGTTGAATGGGATAAATGCATACTCATCATACCATATAAATGGAACTGTACAACCACGTCCAAGCGAGTTTGCCAATATCTTATTTCTCGCTGATGGAGCCGTTTTAATTTTATTATTATTAATTGGATTGGTTATAGTTTCAACACTATTAGGAGCCTTTAATTTTTTACCATCCATACCGTACTGTTGATCCATTCTAAGGTATTCTGGTAAAGCTGCTCTAATCTCTTTTAAACGTTGAAGGTTTAATTTGGAGTCATCTAATTTCTTATTTAAAAACATGAATTCAGAGTTTCTTGTTCCAAATAAGAAACACCATAAATATCTTACTATTGCAGCAATAGTTTTACCATGCTGACGAGGTAATTCAAGAAACATATTCCAGTTAAGTACAAATCCAAAATTTAATGCTAAATTACCACGATGTAATTTGTACCTGGTACCACCGTTAACTTCACCACCAGAGATAGGTATTCTTACTACTTCTCTGATAAAGTACCAGTAGTTTCTCATACATTCAGCAAGTATTTTTTTCTTCATATATAAATTAAGTCTTGGATCTCTTGGATCTACTCCTTCGAGATCTGTATCATATAATGCTAAGAAGAATGCATTATTTTTTATACCTTTATGACGCAAATAATAGTGCATATCTAGAAAACTCTGATTAGTTGTAGACATTTGATATGCAACTTTAATCTGTGCTTGAGGTAGTTGCCTTACCATATTCTCTCGCTCCTTTCCTCAATAATTTATTAATTATATGAATGTTAAACATAAACAATAAGCATTGATGTAAATAATTACTGCCCATGAAACAGTTTAGTAAATTAAATTTTTAAAGGATTACAATACATATGATTGGCATCAAATAATTAAAAAATAAAATAAATAAAAAGAAATGGAGGAATTAATCATGTTTTTATTAAAAAGAAAAAATATAGCTAGATTTGAAAAGGTTAGCTATGAAGAATTCAAAAGAACAATTTTAGATCTTTATTTTACAGATGATTATAGGATTAAGAAAGACTGTATGTTTGGTGTTCTTATCTATCCGTCTGCGATAGACGAGTTTAGATTAGATGATAAAGTAAATAAAGATGATTTGGAGAAGTTTATAAAAGATGCATATGATAAAATCGTTATTCCAGAAGCAAAGACAATAGGTTCTGCTGGACATGATTTTACTATTCCTTTTGATGTAGCTATCAGATCAATATATGGATGCAAAAATACATCCGAATTATATAACTGCAGTATAATAATACCAACTGGTATTAGATGCTGTATTGATAAAGGATGGGTACTTGAAATATATCCTAGAAGCGGCTTGGGAATTAAGGGATTAAAGATTGAAAATACTGTTCCTATTATAGATCAGGATTATTATTATGCTGATAATGAAGGACATATTCTATTAAAGATAACCAATGAAAGCAAAACCAAAGAACCTTTCAAGTTTATTGGTGGAAAAGATAGAATTGCTCAAGGTTTATTTAAAATATATGGTACAGCTGGTAAGCCGAATAAGCAGAAAAGAACTGGTGGATTTAATTCCACTTCTGAAGAAGGCTCTATACTTATAAAGAAACGTAAATAAAGGAGGAAATGTATGTATGTTCAATTCAAATAATAGCGAATATGCAATTGTAACGGATAATGAAGTTGCACAAATATTATCTCATTTTAATAACGACTATGTATACGCTACAGTAACAAGGAGTATATCCGAAAAGTTAAGACCATATAGTATGAGTTTGCCTAATATTGTTATATCATATGAGCAATATTACAAACAAGCAACAGATAATTATCCTGATGTAAAAGATGCCATCTGGGAAGCAAGAAATGGAGTTTATGAACAAATAATAAAATTATTATGTGACGCATATCAGCTGGTATTTAATGATACTGAAGATCTTTATTCATCAGCTGTTTATCTATATGATTTCTTGGTTTCTAATTTCCAAAATAATATAATTACCTTCTTTACAAATTATATTCTGAAAGAAAAGAACAGCATCTATGATTTATTAAATCTAGGTGCTTTAAAGAGAAATAAAGATACTAGTACTATGTATAGTAAGAAAATTTATAAACATACAAGATTAGGAATAATATGTGCTAATCTTGAACGTGTAATTGACAATATCAATAACTTTGATATTGATTTCAATACATATGTAGATATAGTTTATGGATATGACAATCGAAATATAGCAAAACATATTCAGTTGGTCACATCACCAATAAATAATTTCTTTAAAACATATGTAGCAAGCTGCTTTAATACAAGTATGAGACCTGTATTGATCACTTCTATAAGATTAAAGTTGCAAGAATCTGCTACAGAAAGCGATTTAAATACAAATAATATAATTAAAGAGGAGGAACCTTCCAATGGCGAACAAGAATAAAAAACTAATCAATAAACCTGAAGATGTAAACAAAGAACCAAATTTGGCAACAGAATTGGATGAATCCTTAATGGATGAAATTGATTTAGATGACGAGGTTAAATTAACTGATGAGCAGGTTCAAGTTATAAAGAATCTTACTTCTGATATAAAATCAGAAGATGCAAAGTTTCTTGAATCTCTGCCTTCCAATAATGGAATATTAGAGAATCAGAATAATAATAATGAAACATTCGTTGAAACGGCTAATGTTATCATAGATCCCAATACAGGTGCTTTAAATGTACTTGAAAGGGAACTTGATGAAAGAATGGCAAAATTATTGGATGTTAATATAGAAGATTTATATAAACTTCCTACATCTGCAGCAGAAATTCCCTATGATCCTGAGCTGGTAAAATCAAATGCTAAGGAATATGGAATAAAAGATGAAGATATAATGGCAATTCTTCCTCTTATTGATAAAATGAGAGCTGGAGAAGACCTTAACTGGTATAATGAGATGCCTCAGTCAATAAAAAATATGATCAATAAACAGTGTCTTGAATTAAACAATAATACTTTAGGAGTTAAGAAATTACTTGCCGAAGAATTATTGAAAGGTTTAATCAGAGATGCTGGAATAGATAAATTGGTAATTGACCTTCAAGAAGTTACTAATAAGGCTTTAGATATATCTGGACTTATGAAAATGACTTTGGATTATCAGAGCACTCTTCTTGAAACTGAATTTAAGAAGATAGCAGATAAATATGAAGCCGAAGGAAAAACTGAAAAGGCTGAAAAAATGAGGGCTGTTACTGAAGCTTACAAACAATCTTATACTCTTGAAGATTTCATAGCAAAAGCTAAAGCTGGAAAGATAAGAGTAAAAGATTTTGATTTAACTAAATATAAAAGATTTGTATCTCTGTTTAATCATAAATATGAAACAGATACACCATTTGTTATCAATGATATTTCTGGCATTGCTCCCGTGTTGAAAAGAAAATTTCCAGAATTTACAACAGATCAAATTATGAGATTTGTAATAGGAATATGCAAGTATTGCCAGAATATGGACTCAAAGGATGTTGTTGATCATACATTCATGAGTTATACAATCATAAATATAAATAACCTTGATCTTATTATTAGAGATCAGGAAGAGAATGCATTTGTAAATACTCTGATGGATTCTCTTAGAAAAGCTATCAAAGCTGTAAACAATATAAAGGAGGAAGAATAACATGGCAGAAATTATTGATGTAAATGCAACTATTCAGGACGCAGTATCTGTATATAATGAGGAAGTTATAACAGCTGCGGATTTTAAAAAGTTAGTAGAAGAAATTATGAATGTAGTAAAAACCTGCTCAATTAAAGACCTGAAAAATATGTTTATTAAGGCTATGGATGCAAGAGGAGCCAAACAGGATATGTCCCAGTTTGAACCAATAAACTGTACATATGTAGATTTGTTTATAAGACAAATCCAAAATACCGTAATGATGTTTGCATATGATGATTTGGTAGCTTTCCATGAATATGTAATGTCATTATCTGAAAAGGTTAAAAAGACGGAGGAACGTTAATATGCTTATAAAGAGAAACGTTATTGCTAATATAATATCAACATTCGATTTCATATTCGAAGATTCAAATTTGAATCATAGCTGCACATGTAAAAGTGGAGATAAAGTAAGAATAAAATTTAATGATGGTAACCAAATAGTAGAAGTAATTGGAATGATTAAATCTATTGGAGTAAATTTGCCTATAGAAAAAAGCAAAGAACTAACACTGGTAATCGACGCATCAGAACCTTTTAATAGTAAAATATATACTATTAAATCCTCTGATGTTTATGATCTTTATCTAGTAGTCGAAAATGAAGACGAAGATGATCCAGAGCCAGAAATACCCCCAACAACCTCTGATCCGGAAGATGAAGAAGATACTGGATCGGAGATACCCCCAACACCTTCTGATCCAGGAGAAGATAATGAAGACACTGGATCAGAAATACCAGAGTAGAGAAATCTACTCTGGTATTTTATTGTCTTATTGGGCTTTAATACTTTAAACAGATTAGTAATTATGAAAGGAGGAATTGTTGATGTTTTATAGAAAAGAAAATGATTCTATTGTTTATAATGGTAAAGGATATCTAGTTTACTATGTTCCTGAAGAATATTTTGCATCCGGATGTGCAAATGTAGTTGGTGAATATATAAATTTACTTGGAATATTTAATTACGCTATATTTGATGAGAATGGTAAAAGTAGCGGATTAAAAACATTCAATTTCCCATCTATATTTCTTGCCCAGCCTAGCGAGGTAGAGAGGGTAAAAGATGTACAATTGACAAAAACCAGTGAAAAGCAGGATTATAGACTATTAAAATTCAAAAATGGGGACAAATTAATAGTACAAGTAAAAGTTCCTCAAGATATTGAAAATGTTGAACTATTCTTCAAAATATTTGTAATTACTGGAAAGAGCCCAGATACTATACCTTATCCCGAAGTATATAAATATTTCTTGGACTCTATGGCTGCAAATGCTGGTTCTTATAACGTATCGAACCAGTTATTTGGTATATTACAAAGTGAAATTTATAGAGATCCAACAGATAAAAGTCGTCCATTTAGAATATCTAAAGCCAAGAAAAATAAAGAATGGACTAATTATATAAATATACCAATCAAAGATGTACCAGACTATATTAGTCCATTTGTAAGTATAACATCTGAAAACTTTGATGATTCTCTAATACAGGCTATACTAATGGATGGAAAAGAGGTTAAGTCGTCACCATTAGAGAGAGTTCTTACTGGTACAAAAACTAAATAATTTATTATTACTACTAACTGGAAAAGATGCTAACGGGGCAGGTAATACATTAACATATTAATAAATTACATTAATTAATTTTAAGATAATTGATGTATTTATATCATCTCATAAATATTATAAAGGAGGAAACTAAATATGATAGGTACTAAGTTTAATTTGTACGATCAGAGTGCTATTGAAGAAATATCTCAAGTGCAAGAGGTCGACAATAGCCCTGTTATATTGACCGCAATGGCAGCTGCCAAAGGTACCGAAGACTTCTTCGACCTTAAAGGTCAGGAATATTTAGATATGTTTGGCCAGGCTAATTTCAAGGCTTACGGTCAAGTAAGCATTCAGAATCAACGCATGATTGAAGCTGGTGCTCGTTTAGTAGGAAAGCGCATTGTTGCCCCTGATGCAACATTGGCTAATATTATTATAGTAGCAAAATTATATATGACTGAAGTTCAGAAGACCGATGGTGCAGGTAATCCTCTGTACTATGATTCTCAGATGAATGAAACTGTAGTTGAAACTGAAGATCCGGTTATGGTTCGTACAGCTCATATCAGATATGAAGCAGCATCTACAGTAGGTGCTAAGACTCTTGACCAGGTTGTTGAAGCTGCTGGTGAAGAGCTCGATGTTAACGGAACAACAGAAGGTGGCGTTACAGTATATAGCTATCCTCTGTTCGTTATTGTTGATAACGGAAGATGTGTTAGCAAGAAGAGAGTTTCAATCGCTCCTGATGTAGCTGTAAGTAAGAACCTTCCTTTCATGTACTATACTTTAACAGTATATGAAAATGGTACTCCTCTTCAGTCTGCACGTTTTGCTGCAGCTCCTGATACTGTATATCGTGGAGAAAACATTGAGCTGACTCAGGTATCAAATACATATCTGACTCAGGTGAAGGCTTATTCATTCTCTGATAATATCAGGGCATTTGTTGAAAAGCTTTCTGAATTCTCATTAATCGAAGATGAGCAGCTTCTTTCCGGTGATTTCCTGTTTGGTGCCACTGTTAAAGGTAATAAATATCCTTCAATAGCAGTTGATACCGAAAACGGAGTTGATCTGGCAGCAATTACAGGATTATCTCTCATGAATGGTTCTAATGGTTCATTTGGTGATAATCCATTATCAGATCCGGATGCAATCGCTGTATACAATGCAGAACTGCTTAAGTTCTTCAGCGGTGATTTGACTGATGAAATCTACAATGTAGATGCATATCAGATAGATGCAGTATTTGATGCTAACTATCCGGTTAATGTTAAGGAAAAGATCGTAGCTCTTGCTGAGTACAGAAAAGATTTCATGTACTTCAGAGATCTTGGATTGAATATATACACAATTGACGATGTAAAGAATGCTGTTGGTCCTCTTACTAAGTCCAGCTGGGTTACTGACTTCTGCCAGGCTTATGAAGTTGTTGATCCATACAGCAGAAAGAATGTTAAGGTTACAGCAATCTATACAATTTCCAGATTGATGGTTGGTCATCTCAGAGACCGCAGAAATCTGCCGTTTGCTGGAGAGACTAATGAGGCAATCTTGACAGATGCAATTAAGGGAACTTTAACATTCGCTCCTAAGGTAACACCTGCTATAGATGAGAAGACAGAATTAGAGGATCTCAGAGTTAACTTTGCGTCCTATTTCGGTACAAGGTTAGTTGTTGAGTCCTTATATACTTCTCAAGAAAAGCATACTCAGTTATCTTACTCCAACAATGTACTGGCTCTTCAGAGAGTAATTAAGGCTCTTAGGGCAGCATTCCCTGCAATTCGTTATCAGTTTGTATCTAACGAGGAAGACCTCGCTAAGTATACAAATCGTATAAACGAAGTGCTTTCTGCTTACGCTTCTGACTTTGAAGAGTTGAGATTTACTTATATTGAAGATAAGGTTATGCTTTCCAATAAGATCTTCCGTGCAGCAATTTACTTCAGATTCAAGGAATTCGCTCAGGCAGAACTTATTGATGCATACATTTTGCCGACATCAGTAGCGGCTTAATAATAAAAAATAAGAAAGGAGAAAAATAATATGGCTACTGGTAGAATAAATATAAATGACTACAGTAAACAACCATATAGAGCCGAAGGCTACGCAGATATGCGTGGTATTGTAGACTTTGGTAATCTGGTTCAGTTTGCTCCGTATGAAAAAGGTTACGCATTCTTAGCAGTTATAAATGGCCCTGCCTTCATGGAATGGGAAGGTGCTAATGACGGAAGAAAAGAGCTGCAGGATGCATTCATAAAGATTCTTGAACAGGAATTCAGAGGATTAGACGGTATAGATGATATTACAAGTGAGACCATGGAAATCACTGATAACATCTCATCATTGGGTCTGATCTCAAGAGTTCTTCAGCCTACAAACAATCAGGTTACAATGAGATTCACAGAGAAATCTGGCTCATTGTTGACAAAGTATATTTCGATGTTTTTAAGATATCTGAAGGACCCAAGAACATTGGCAAAGACATACGGTGGTGCTGCTGTTAAGCAGGGAGCCGGCGGAGCTAGTGGACTTGAACCTTCATTCGATAAGGAAGTATTCAATATGCTGTATATTATTACAGATAGCACATGCTTGAATGTTGAAAAAGCTTTCTTGTTACTAAATGCTCAGCCTACAAGTGCACCTTTTGCAGCAATGTACAATGTTGAAAAGGGTGAAGTATCATCTGTTGAAATTGATGTTATATTCAACGCTTTCACGATCGACGGCTATTGGGCAAATAAGCTTGCTCAGGATTATCTTGATAGCATTATTTGCAACGCTGTTAATCATGAAACTGGCAAGATCAACATCAACAGCTGGAGAATGGATTGGAGTATTTCCTCCGGTTCTGGCGTTAGCAAAATGTCAAAACTTAAGGTTGAGAACAATAAGATTAACATTCCTAGACAATAATATAGAGGTGTGTAGCATAATGCTACACACCTTTTCTTTTTACATTTCTTCTTCCTGATCTCTGGTCTTTCTCTTTGAAACATTTATTTTGGCTTGCTGTCTTAATTTTGCTATTACAGCCATATTCAAATGACTTGCTAAATGATAATTAGTACCTAATTTAACAAATTCTGCTCTCTCTTCTTCGGTTTCTTCAGCTAATTGTATATTAGCAAGTGCATTCATATAATTATAAGTTCCTTCAATTAATTGCTGACCATTTGTCATATTCAAGAATGCAGGAGCTGGAAGAGTCATCTCTATAGTTTCAGACTCTAAATATTCATAATTATAAATCTTTGTGACTATATCACTGAATATTACTTCTACTATATCCTGCCTTTTATATACACTTCTCATAAACTTGCTATTAGACATAGTTGCCTGAATAGCATAGTCTAAGGATTGTCTTGTATTTATCAATTCTATAGGTACATCAGTATTATTTATAGCCATCTCTTCCAGTTTATCCATAAGTTCTGACTGGAAGTCGAATTTTTGGCCTTCCATTATCTCAAATTGAATAGGTGCATCACCAGATTGAGATACTGGAATAATGAAGTCGTTAAATTGACCAGTTATATTAAGTATGCTTGACAAATTCTCCATCTGTCTAGCACCAAAATTACCTTTCTTAATCTGATTCAATACGTTTAACAGAGTTTTTGCGATATTGGTTTCTACGTTTTGCTTTACATAATATACTCTCTTATCTTGACCTCTTGTAAGAGTTCCAAGTACATGATTTATATATAAGCAAGAGTATAATTTTGCAGGGAATAGCGACATAGCAAGATCAGATATACCACGATGAGTAACAGGATCTATATCAAAGGCTATATGATGTACATCCTCTGCAGGTAAAAAAGAAACAGTAATATTGCCGGATATTCCACTATTTAATGAGTTAAATATTTCATTATGTTTAAGAATCATATATATTTCTTTTCTAAGATCTTGATTAGCATTTATAAATTTAGCGTCTATAGCATCAGATAACTGTTTTGCTATATAATCAATAATCTTATTTCTATTATCTTCATTAAATTTTTCTGTATTTCTCATCAATTTACCAGCATTGCCTAAAGTATTAAGCCCTGATGATAATTCTAGATAATTTGGATCGTCAAATGTTAAATCGTTTGTTTTAAATTCAAGATAATAATAACCAAGACATATGTCATCAATATATAGAGGAATAATGTTCGCTCTATCTAATTTTTTAACGACACAGCCAGGTACAGTAATTTTTGGATCGCTATCTGAACGTATAGCTTTATCGCCCGTGATTATACCTTCCTGAGCTGTTCTATCATCTTCTAGCTCTTTTGGAAGTTCTAAATCGTCCGGAACAAGCTTATCTGAGACTTTAAATTCTGATTTTTCTTGTATCAATTGCTCTCTTACTTCTTGATACATTTCGTTTAAACTTGCGAATTTGTTCTCATTTATTATTTTCTGAGCCTTTTGAAGATTTTCAGCTGCAGATAATAATATTCCGCTTGTATTGAAAGTTA